CAACATTTCCAACAGGACTTATGTATAAAGAATTTATGTACCCTTGTTGCTGAAATAATACCGCCCTTGATAAAAAGAATAAATCTCTATAAGCAACACCAGGTGATAAAGATATTAACTTACTTGCAAATGCACCACCTAAAGTATTGTCTGCTGAATAATCCAACTTTAACCCTTCATTTTCTGCACTTGTTGGTAGTTGAAGTAATACTTGACCTTTAGTCCTCAATCCGTAATTATTAACCCCCGTAAATGCACCATTGGTAAATGTTGGGTTAATATCAAGTCCAACAAGCACATCACTATTTGCAGATGCAATAAGTGTAGTAGTTAAATTTGTTCCCCTTGCAATCGCACTCGCAGCCGTTACACTATTATTTATAAGTAGTGATGTTGTTGGTGTATATGTTAATGTTGCACTCCCCGTCTGCGAACTCGTTCCATTCCAATATGCAACCTGTCCCGATGTACCGCTACCACTTATAGGTGTGTAACCTAACGCAGTTGCGATTGTCTTGTTCTTCCAAAGTGAGGTAGATGATTCGTAGATTAATGCCTCATTATTTGCAGGGTTAACTATAGAAACATCATGGAGTTCATCTAACTCCCATCCGTTCATCACCTTCACATAAATTTTTCCATTGTTCTGATGAGCATACTCAACGTACCCAATTACAACAATATGACCATTCCCCGTAGGTTTGACCTTTGTGATTACTCCTGCCGTTGTAGGACTTAAATAAAGCACATCTCCATCTGCCCACGTTTCGCCTTGTAGACTGCCAGTTGTGTTTATGTTCTCAAGTTGCCCGACAGTCATAATGAACCCTTCTTGGTTCGTTGTAATAGTCTCAGTAACAAGTCCAATCGTGTCAGCACTATTTGCATCGTTATTCGCTTGAGCAAGTGCAACCGCTAACCTTTGCCCTTGCGCACCGCTTACCCTTACCGCTTGGTATGCTGCCTTTGTTAGTGTAGTATTTGGTGATACCTTATTTACCACCCTTGCAACCAAGTCAATACCATTCTTTAAAATAACGCTACCACCCTTTAAGGTTGTTTCGCTAACTCCATTAGTATCGTTCCACCTTGTTGTACCAACCGCAGCCGTTCCCGTTGGGGAGGTGTCAAGTGTTAACTGACCTGCCGTTAATCCATGCTCACCTAAATTCACATCACCCGTTGCACCGCTATAAGGAACACCTCCTCCATCTAATGCCCAATAAGTATCGTAATTGGTATTGCTTAACTTCTTTAACACCTGACCCGTAGTGCCACCAGTAGGAACACCAACACCCGCAGGACCTGCTGCATTGCTTACGTTTACCGTTATGTCTTCACTGCTTTCTGTTACAATGACTAAATCATTCTGAACATTTACATCAATACTCATCTCTTATGGTTTTGTAACATCATCATAAACAATAAAATCACCCTCTAAGTAAGTCTTAACAACACCACTTGTAAAGGTAACCTGCATATCCCAAACGTAATTACCCTTGGCAATATCTACCAACTTGTTCACTGTGATTTGGTTATTACTTCCTCCCCCGATAGTCACACCGCTTCCATTAGTCAAAGTCAATGCAAGAGTACCTGCACATCCTTTGCGGACTTGAATGTAAACAGTTGCACCTGATAAGTTGATTGGTGTAGTATCTGCAAGAAGAGTAAACACTTGCTGCCAAGTGTCATTCCTCCACATTTGTATATCAAGTTTCCCTGGTCTGAAATCTGATGCCATTTTCTTTTTCTTTAAATAGTATTAAGAAGGATATGTGTAGTCTGTTGGAACTTCACACCTATTCTGTAAGTAAGGTAAATCAAGAGCAATGGTCGCACTAACTCCTGCAAGATATTCAGGTGTGTCCTCCGTAAAGAAGTCAAGTGTTACCGCATCTTGAAGAACAAAGTCATAGTTATTGTAATGCAACTGAGCAATGATATCTTGAGCAGTCAGTAACTGGTCAGATAATACCTCTTGCTCATTTGATTGCTCAGGAAGTACCCTATCACAGAAAAACAAGGTAAAGTTGATAGTTGAACTCTTTCCATTAATGGAAGCACCCGTTAAATCAAAGAATAAAGCAGGGTAGACATTGTCTGTACCCTTGCTCAAGAAATCAAAAGCGTTTCCGTAGAATGTTGTCTTGATTTGTTGATGGGCATTTCCCAAGTCCTCTATTGTCTTTATCAGATTGTTTAGGGTTGTCATTTTTTATTTTTTCAAGATACACACGCAGTTTCTCTTGGTTCTTTTTAGTGTATGTTTTATTCGCCACAACAACGATTTATATCTCCTTGATACTTTTCTTCAAATGTTTTATACCTTCCGCAGTCATAATCCCCCAACCATATTGTAGTAGTGTAGGCATCATTGTCGGGAACGATGGTATCAACACCAGTGCCAGGGTTTATGTACTCAGGATATTTCCCACTCGCTTGAGATTCTTGCTTTAAATACTTGATTAACCTTTGTTTGTAGAACTCTGCCCTTGCTCCGTACCTATTCGCTACATCTGCCAACTCTGATGCACTCGGTTCAGTTTGATTATCTCCTGACTTCCTTACTACTCCTTTGTTGTAGAATTGGTAAGACAATGCCATTGGCAGTTCACTCATAACATAGTAAACAAGGCAAGGTGTTATGTAGGTGTTCAGCAAAGTTTCTTCATCACAATTCAAGTCACCGCATTCAATTCCCGTTTGCAACTTCTCATAAAGTGCAGTTCCAAGTGCAGGAAGAATATAGGCATCCTGTGCATAAAGGATATCAGGAAAAACCAATTTAGGGTCTACATTAACGTGAAGACCTGTTCTGTCCTTTATCGTATCAACTGAGATAAAAAGTATATTTCTGCTCATTATTTTTTCTTTTTAACTACTACGTTCCTTCTCCATTCGTGTCTGCAAGAGGGAGAATCTCCCCACCAACCACCGCCTCTGTCAAAGACTGAATACCCAAGTCTTGCACTTAGCATCTCAATTCCGCTTCTACTCCAAAGCCTTTCCTCTGATATCAACTTTCTGCAAAAGGTCCTTGAAGGATGCTCAGGTGTATCTCTTTGTGAACTTGGTACAATAGGTTTCCACTCGTAGGAATACTTAACCTCAAAGGTGGTAACATCCATATCATCAACCAACTTGCTTAATGGTTTGGTCAGCTTCCTTTCTTCTATCTTTGGGTCATAAGTTACCGCACCCGATTCAACCAAGTAACTCAATCTCCCTTGTACCACTTCCCTGCTTTTCCTTACCGCCTTCGCAATGTCATCAATGCTTATCTTCCTATCCTTGTCAATTAATGCAAGGATTTGCTTATCAAGTGTCTTGTCTATCAAATCACCCTCTGCAAACGCATCCCGACTGCTAAAAACCGCCTTTGATTGTATGATATTGTAATCTGCCTTAGGTTCGCCAACCTCTCTAAATAAGCCTATAACAGTATCCTCATCAAGTGCAGAAAAACTGAAGTCTTCTGTCATTGGGTCATCATCTATGCCAAGCATAGCATTTACCTCATTGTCAGTCATCCCAAGACCCGACTTGAGCATAGTAACTGCAATCTCTTTGGATATCTTACCTTGAGAAAACTGCCTAATCACCCTCATCAAGTGTTGGTATTGTCTACCGCTTAGATTCTTGAGATTATCATTTGTTTCAATCTGTTGCTGATTTGTTGATGGTTGGACCGCTTCAGTTGGTGCATATTTTGCAACATCTATCCCTGCTTTCTCCAATAACCATTCTTTAGGAGCAATCTGCATCAATGCCGATTCACTCAACTCAAATCCGATAGGTTCTACTGGTATGATTGTAATTTCAGAAGTTGCACCTTTTAGGACCGCTAACTGATTGAATATTGATTCAAGGAACTGTTGTTTATCGTTTACATAAGTGTTCTTGAAGATTTCATAAGAATCCCTTATCTGCGTTCTGCTTCCCAACTGACCAGGTTCTGCAATACCGAAAAGACTTGGTGAGGTAATCTGATGACCTGCGAAAAGATTATTCTGTATAATCAAGTCAACCCTTGTGAAGTCCTCCTTAGTGATATCACTTGCACCTAAGTCTTCTATGATTGGTTTCCTTGCAGGGTCAGTGGTAAAGGATAAGATAAACTTTTTACCATCACTACCACTAAACCTATCTGTAAACCTTCTCTCAATGTTTCTCTTCTCATCGGGTGATGGTTCACCATTTGGAAGGGTAATAAGTTTGGATGCACTGAATCCCGTTTGAGCATTGCCAAGAACGTGCCGTGAGACTTCTATATCAGATTCAATATAGTTCAATGCACCCATGTAACCTGGAAGAGCATAAGTGTCCAAACCTGGTCTATACTCTTTTATGTAAAGTATTTGCTTACCTTGACGGACTTTTGTGTTGAATGCCATCATAGGTATTAACTCATCCTTTCTCTCGTTCCAATCCTTCTTGTACCAAAACTGTGTATTATCCGTGTTGGACCTTATTTTAGTATAGTCAATGTGAAGAACATCTGTTAACTGCCCACCTGTAACAGACCAAATCACCTCAAGGTAAGCACCTCCGAATATCTCAATATCAATAGATACTTTCCTTGTCAAATCTGCTAAAGATTCAAACTGATTAGGTTGAGCAATGAACTGCTCTGCTATCGGGTCTGCCTCATCTGCCTTCCATCCGTTTCCGATGATGTAATTAACCTTGCCTTTAACGATAGCATTATGCTTTGCACTCTTGTTGTAAAGTGCTAAAAGATAGTTTGGGTAATCATTCTTTTCACCAAACTCAATATACCCTTTCCCCCTCTTTTCTCTATATTCAGGTTGCCTTGCTTCTTGGAAGTTTAATATTACTAAATCATTCATCTTGTTATATATGTATTGTCAACCTCGTGTTGTGTGTACTCAAATGTGGTTGATGGTGACAGTTTCATTATCCCTTCTTCAAGTAATCCCGTTGCTTGGGTATAGTCTACATTATAAGCACTTGATTGCTCATAGACATAATACAACCACTCTCCAATGTTACCCAATCCAAAGTATTTTGGTACTTTAATACTAAACTTGTTGTACCTATCCTTGAAAGGTGATACATCAAGAGCATTCAGCAAAACAAAAACAACCTCATCCCGTGTGGTCCTATTGACAAAACGGAAAAGATAATTAGGTGAAGTCAGTGTCTGCTTCTCCGTTAATGTTAGGTAAATGAACTCAGTTGCCCCTTGTGTCAGTTGTATCATTATGTCTAAATAGGTAATCCTTTGACTTTTACCCAAAAAGAAAGGGCATCCGAAATGGACACCCTTACTTCATTCTAAACCTTCATATTTACGCGGTTAATCCCGCAATTATCGCACTTGAAACTTCAGGAGCAAGTGCAGGTTCATTGCCTGTGAAGGTCAATGTGTAACCATTCCTATCTCCGAAAGCAGTACCAGTTGCACCATTACCACCAGTTAAATCAGCACCGTTTACCTTACCAAGCAACCAATATTTATCGTTACCATCCTGAACTACTGCAAGGAGATTGTTTTTTGCAAGAAGCAAAATCTCATTTCTTGTGTTCGCTTGTAGTTTATTGAGGATGATTGATAATTCTTGAGCATAGAATACAGTGCCATTCTCAACAGAGGCAGTGATATTCTCAGTAAGTGAAGAGGTTTGCTTTACAAGTTGATACTTATAAAAAACCTTTCCTGCTGATTTTGTAATAGTAGTAACAACACCTGATGCTTCTGTAATTGCAGTAACATCAGCGAATGGAATGAACCAAACCGCTTTGATGCCACCTATGGATTCTTTACAATCCAAAACATATCCTTGAGTTAAAGCACACGGCATAATTATAAAATTTAAAGTGAAGGCAAGGGATGGATGCCACCCCTCACCATCAATGATTATTTAAACAAAGAATTTAACTACCTCATCTGGAAATGCCAGGTTGATTCCCATTTTGAATTCCGATACAAACCTTACTTGGTCTGCTTCTTTAGCGTAGAAGATTTCAAATCTTTCCTCTTCGTTCAAAAGGTCAGTTCCGATGAACAAGTTAGAAATCCTTGTTGCTACGATGTCATTAGTTCCGTTAAGACCTTGTACTGCGATTACACGCACGTTTGTACCTGGGAGGAAGAATTGACCGTTAGCAGCCTCATCGTATTTGTAATGGAACAAGTTAGAAGACTTCAACTTCACAGTGTAAGTTCTAAAAGTGTCCATACCGCAGAAGATTGCCATGTCATCCTTGTCTACAACTTGGGCAGGGATTGCCTTGTAGATATCATCAAAGATGCTTACTACGTTGGTATCAGTGATGGCAGTTTCAACTACTCCATGATATGCTACGCTATTTGCATTTACAACAGATGCACCTGCGGCAGTAATCAAAGAAATCAAACCTTGAAACTTGTTGAGGTTTACGTCTACACTTGCAGTGTTACCTTGCCACAATGCTTTTTCAAGTTGTGAAGATATTTTCTCTGTTTTACGCTTAGAATATTCTTCTGCATAAATCATTGAATCATACATAGAACCTGCAGGAAGTGCTTTCTGCAAATACTTTGCTTCAAGGTCTTTCAAACACAATGCTTCGTTAACCTTGATTTTACCAACAGTCACAGTCCTTTGTGTGAATGAAGTCAGACCTGATGCGTTGAATCCGCAAGATGAACCATCTTGGAAGATTGCATCTGTGTCCATAATGTTGATGGTTTCGGCAGACTTAACACCTACCATCACGTTTCCTTGCTCTTTAATCAAAGAAGCAGTTTTGCTACCAAGTACAGAAGATGCAACAAGCAGTTGCTCGTTCTCTTTAGTATAGGCTGCCAATGTTCCTACTGAAAAACTCATTTTATTTAATTTTTATTGTTTGAGAAATTTTTACTTAATAGATTTTGCAAAATCAAGAAAGCGACTAATTTTATCTTCTTTCTTTTCAATGTGCTGATTAAACTTTTCTTTTGGTGCTTCAGTTGCATTTGCAGATGGTGTGTTCAAAAGTTGAACCAATACATCTGAAATATCACTCATGCCCTTGCTGAACTTTGCTTCTTGAGAGGCTAATTTGGCATCGTATGCCATCTTAATTTCATCAAGTTGCTTCTGCATTTCTTCAATCTTCTTCTTCATCATGTCCTCTTCTACCTTCTTAGATTCTACTGAAATCTCAACCTCAGGAACTTCAGGAAGTTCTACCTCAGGGACTTTGATTTCAGTGATGATAGAATTTTCATCAAGAAGAATAACTGAACCATCAGCAAGTTCATGTTCACCAGCAGGAGCAGGAACTTCGTTACCACCCTCGTCAACCAGTGTAACCTTACCACCGACTTCAAACTTATCAATCATAACCTTCGCTCCACTCTTCAGAGTATATTCCGCAAAAGACTGGAGAGGTTCAGCAGATGCCACAGGCAGTTGACCTGCGTCTGTGAACATTTGTTTAATCTTGTTAATTGCTTCCAAAGTTGTCATAATAACTTTTGGTAATAAATAGAAGGCATTAATCAATGTACCATATAAGAAAAAAGGCAAGATATAGAAATACCCTGCCTCAATCAAATGCTATGAAAAAATGCTACTTGACTTTAGATAGCACTTCAAGGACATTTTCCCAAAGTTGCTCAATCTTTTTATCTCCTGTCTTCTTGTAATTAAACTGACCCTCTACGGAGAACCCTCTGACATTTCCTGCCTTTATCTCTGCCCATACTTCAGGATTGTCTACCTTGAACGAACCGAACCAAGACCCATCAGGTACATCCTCAAATCCTTTCATCGGATAGATACCCCTCACTTTGTCGCTTATAAAAGATTCAAACATTGTCACACCTTCAACATACTGCCCTGAATCGTGCATCAAGTTTACATTTGCTTGATACCCTTTCTTAAAGTAGCGTTGTGCTATCTTTTTTATCGTTTCCTTTGTAAAGACTACATAATACTCCCCATTGTGGTCATTGCGATAAATTGGGGTATCTGCTAACATTAGCGGACCGCTTATGATTTGTTGCTCTTCATCTTGGATGACAAACTTTTGTTTATCAATCTCCTTCAGTTTATTACTTGCCCACTCCATCATGGAAGTGCCTCCCCATGCATCCCACATCAGACCACCGCATCCTTCTGAATATGGGACATCTTTATTCTGTTGATGCCTCTTGAATCCGCTAATCCTTGCAATTGTTTCCCTTGTAATCGGTTCACCCTTTGCGATTTGGTTAGCACGAATCTTACCAGTTGCCTCACCACAAGAACCCCATCCGTGCTTTTCTACCCAATCCAATGCCCTTTGTGCGTTATTCTTTGCACTTTCGGGATAGTCTGTGTAGGATTCCGCAAACTCATCTTCATTGAAGGCAAGGAAGGACCGCTCTATGGCAGGTCTGTCAACCAAACTTATTACGTCTACTTCCACATCATCTTCAAGGTCATTTGTGATTTCAAGATTAAATATTGGAATATTCTTTTCCATTGTTACTTTTTTTATTGTTTATGTTATCCAAGTCTTGCTGCTCGGTTTATTCTTACTATCTTTTCTTGTTGGTTAGTAATGTCAGATTCCACAACGTATGCCCTATTGGTAGCAGACCCAAGTTGATTGATACTTTGTTGGTCCAACCTTGTTACACTTGCCGTTTGAAATAGTGAATTAGGTGAAATAGGTGCAGCACCTCCTCCATCTGTTGATGGTGTTTTAGGTTGCTCAGATGACCCACTTTTGAACTTAGATATTGTACTTCCCACAATACCTGCAATCTGTGCAGCAGCGTTAATTTTTAAACCTGCTATCTTCTTAGCACCTATCGCACTTGCAATTGCAAAAGCAGGATTTGGAATACCTGGTGGAAGAATGGCAGGAATTGCAGCAGTTTGTGCAGCAACTTGAGTTATCGCAGAACTTGTTGAAGTAAATATCTTTCCTATTTCAATTGCCTTCTGTATGGCAAAAATTATGTTTGCTAACTTTTCATTCTCTCCAACCAATGATGCTAAAGTATTTAATCCTTGTACTGCAAGGTTTGTCTTTGCATCTTGCAACTCTTTAAACGCATCCCTATCGGATTGGTAAAGTTCTTTTAACTTAGTATAAAACTCAGTCTCTTTTTCTAATTTTTTAGTCTGTATCTCACTATCAGATGCAGCAATCTGAATCTCTATTTCACTTTTTTTCTGAGCAAAAGCAATTTCTGCCTCTGCCCTTGCAGCCGTTCCTGCTGCCGTGTTATTAATGTTAGTCTGTAACCTTATCAGTTCAAGTTCTGCCTCTTCTTCAAATATCTGCCTCTTTGCCTCTAACCTTTCTACCTCATCTTGTATGAGTTCAGCACTTGCTTTCCTTTGGTCTAACGCAATCTTGTTATTACTCTCACTGATTGACTTGTTTATGTCAACTTGCTCCCTAAGTAAGGAGTTTTGATTTACTAACTGTTCAGATGCAAAAGCGGTGTACTTTTCCTCTACATCTTTTTTCTCACCTTGTAGTCTTATTATTTCAGCATCAAGTTCAACTCTTTTGCCAGTTAATGCGATTTCATTATTTACTTTATCAATCCTTGTGTTTATTAAATCTAATTCCTGTTGCTTTCCTGTTTCTAATACTTTACCTAAATCTTTATTTGCCTTAATCCTTTCTTCAATATTTATTAACTCATTGTCTCTTGTTTGTCTTAACTTTTCCGCAGCAATTTCTGTTTCCTTTACTGCATTCAATAAAGATGCCTCCGCTAATACTGCATTATTTGTTGCCTTGGTAAGTGCTTTTGCTTGGTCTAACTTCTTAGAGAAGTAATCCCCTGCTGCATTTGTTAAGTCAGTAAGTGCAGTTGCAGTCTTATCAAAGGCATCATCTACCCCTGTTGCAACATCAAGCATCTCCTTTCCAAAGAGTTTTGCTGATTCTGCTGCTGCATCAAAGTCACCAGTGAATATGTTCTTTAATGTCTGCCCCAATAAACCGAATGCCTCAATAGCAGAATTAACTCTTTCAAGTAGGTTATTCTTGATTGCAGTTGCTAAATCAGTAACTAATTTTTTAGGATTCTCAAATATTTCCTTAAAGAAGTCAACTACCTTATCTGTATTGTCTACAAAGAAAGATATTAAATCAGAAAAAACTCCACTCAGGAAGTTCATTGATGTACTAAGTAAATCTGCTACCTTTTGATTCTTTCCAAGTACTTGCTGAAAGAACTCAAACCCCTTGTTAACTACATTGATGACTCCAAGAGTTTTGATTGCATTACCTATTGACCCGAATGCACCTGCTGCCTGTTTCGCCTCTTTACCTGCATCTTTAGCACTCTTACCTGCACTATCTATCTTTTTACCTAACTCATCAACGCTTTTACTCGCATTGCCTGAGTCTACCGATATCGTTATACCTACCTTCTCATTTGCCATCTAAATATAGTTTAATTCAATTACTTTAAGAAGTTCCACCTTTGTCACGTTAAAGTCCATAGGGTTATAATCCAAGACCTTATTCAACCTCCAAAGTGAACCATCAATATAAATCAGTTTACTAAAATCAAGATTGTAAATATCAATCTCATTCAATTTCAATGAACAGGTCAGTAACTTGCTATCTTTGTCAGTTATCTCTGCAATGTACTCGGACCAGTACCCATTGAACAGATTCGCAGCCGTGACAGATGTTGGATTATAGTAAACCTCTTTAGTTGCTCCCCAATTGATATCCGCTTGAGGATTATACGGGTCATCTAAATGCCCTGCATAACCATAATCGCCATAGGATGCTATCACGCTTCCCCCAATTCCGTTTATCATATTCCAAGAACTCACACTGCTAATCTTCTTTGCTTGAAGAATCCTGATAACAGAATCCATCTTATCTTCTTTGGTGTTCTCGTTGGATAGTTTGTAAATAGCAGGATATATCTTATCTGTTCCTGTTTTTCTGTAAAGCACAGTACCTGCAAAGATTATCTCTGTCGCATCCACCTCCTTTACAAACTCATTCTCACTATCATAAATGAAATCACCATACCCCTCATTAAACTTCTTGCGGTAATTCTCTGCATAGAAGTCATTGTCTTGCTTGTACTTGTAATCGTAATACCTTGCAGTAAACTCACTCATTGGTTTCAACCTCATTACACTTCCTCGGTCTACCTTATCGGTCCAATCAATTTGACTACCATCATAGAAGTCTATGAAAGGTTTAATGATTAGTTTCTTCTCTACAAGTTTGTCCTCATAGACATAAAGGTTGAACATCTTTACAATAGATGCAAAGAAGTCCTTCTGAAAGACCCCTTTAGGTATCGTGTTATTGATTACAATACTATCCCCATAGTTAACAGTAACCTCTGTTGGATTGCTTGAGATTACGCTAAAGTTTCCCGATTCAATATCTAAATCTGAGAAGTTGCCTACCAAATCAACATCTAAAGTATCAGTATTGACAAGGGTAACCAATGCAACACTGAGGTCAGCGTTGAAGTTGTAATTGCTCCCAGGGGTAGTGTAAGTAACACCCGAAATCGGTGTGCCATTCTTCCTGAGTTGTATAGTAAAGTCGCTTGATGGACTGATTGCATTTATCACCCCTGATATGTTCAAGGTAATGCTCCCTAAGAATGCCGTTGCTGAATTATAGGTAAAGTCGCTACCACTTCCCGTGATGGTGAAGTTTCCTGCATTAAGAATGTCAAATTCTACATTTCCACTGGCATTGATATAGTTTTTAACCTTTGCCGTTGCAAGTAAGTTAAGTGCAGTGCTTTTGGTTAATGTCTTCTGATTGTGAGGAATGACCAACCTATTCATCAATGCCGTACTAAGCAAAGGAAAGTCATAGGTATAACTTGACCCGTCAAGTATCTTTGTCAAGTATTCTTTTACATACAAAGCAGGTCTGAAGGCATCAAAGGAAAAGTCTACCTTGTTGGTTGATTCTACCCCATAGTCAATCAATGGGAAGTAAACACCAGTTCCACTAATATTGTCCCAACTATTTTGGATGTTGGTATAGTTCCAAGTAGTATCAGCAATACCAAAGTCTATGTCTTCAAGTTTCTTGTTTCCAAGTGCGTTAATGAATCCACCCAACTCACCAAAAACTGCAACCTCATATTCTATGCTCCTATCATCAATGATAATCTCAAGCAACCTTAAAACTCCCTTAAATATCTGAATCTTATCTACCAAGATAATACAAGGAACTGACTTGGTAGCATTGAAGTTGTAACCCACATTTGGTTGTCCTTCATTGTATAGATTGGCATTCCCGAACTCAAATATATTACCGAATAACTTATTATTTGTATCATTTCCAGGTAGTACTATTGTTTTACTAAATGAGGTGTTCCTTGTTGCAAAGTCTTGGATTTCATCAATCGCATAGGTAAACTCTGCGGAGATGTTTTTTGTAAGGTCAAGTCTGTAGTTATCTATGTAAATTTCAGTCCTCATCGGAATTGAGAATATTTTTTGTTCGCAATCTGCACATCAAGTTCAAGATTAAACATCTTGTCTGCAATCCTCTTCTTTTCTTCCCAATTGCTTGTCATAGTGACAATAGGATAGTAGTACCCACCTTGTTCAAAATAGACCTCAGGTGATTGGATTAACTCCCTCAACCAATTGTAATCAGTCACATTTAAATAATTACTTCGCAGTTTGTACATTGTTGTATGCTCCACAACATATTTAGTTGCACCAGGGTTGATTCTGTTATAATCATCATAGGACCGCATTGCAGTTGCAGAAGCATTGTACCTAAACTTACTACCTTCGTACTGCTTTGATTCCACATTCCTTGATTCCTTATTTACCAATCTAAAGTGCATGGTATCATACCCTCCTAACTGATTCAAGAAATGCAATGCTATCGGTGTGTAGTTAGGATTGCAAACAAGTTTAACCCTTACCTCATCCCCGAAACTTGTCCCATTGTGCAACTTGATTCCATAAGAGTAAGCAGTTGAAGGGATGACTGTTGAACCATACCAAGAATTAATGGCAGTTGGTGAGATGTCAAGCAGACTAAAAGATTCTTGTGGGTCTGTTGAGGTTGTTACTGCACTTCCGTTTGTAGTACCATTCTCGTTATATAATTGTACTGAAGGATACACATTTGTAGTGACTCCTGATGCGTACATATACCCAATGTGCAACTTATCCGTAAAGGCACATTCAACATTGCTCAAATCTCTATTGGTCAACCATTCATTGATGTATGACTTAAAATAGGTCGGAGATTGTGCAGGATTGTAAAAGTCGGGATAGTAGAAGTTGAATGCTACATAGGTCTGCTCAAGAAGATTTGTGTAAGTAGTTCCACCGTATTCCTCTCCGTATTTTATGGTATATTCCTTGTAAATGTTGTCAGTAGATGAACTGAAAAGGGTAGTGGCAGTATTGGGAGTAAAGTATGAAGAAGCATAGTTCCTCATAATGTTTCCTGCATTAAATATACCCTTGGTACTGGTCACATCAGGGAACTGCTTAATCCTTGCCACCAAGACCGCATCTACATAGACATCAAAGACATACTTAAAATTGGTTGATGCCTTATTTGTACTATCCACCACGAACCAAAGGTCATCGTGAAGGGATGCGTATTGTTCGGGTATGCTATTAACTGTTATTGCCATAATTACTTGTTGTCTTTGTTAATTAGCAGATTCCTTGATTTTATGACTACCGCAATGTCTGCCACCATTGCCTTGGCAATTGTCTGAGTAAACAAGTCCCCAAAGTATTCATTTACTGCATCATCAAAGAACCCTGTTCTCTTTAATCCTTGTTGCTTAATCTTCCTTGCTATAAGATAGGCGGTAGTTCTTCCCGTGTTTAAATCTGAGACTGATTTACGCTTCCTTTGCAGTCCTGAGGTATTATATTTTTGGTCTTCCCTTCTTGATGCACGGGCATTCCTTTTGACCCACTTCTGAATGGCATTTACCATCGGTCCATTCATCTTAGGGAAAGCAGATTGATATTTGTATGGTGAGTTAGGTTGCTTAGATATAAAACCCTGCACACCCTTATTGACATAATCATAGTACTTTGAGGCAGGATTGCTTGGGTCATAACCTACCTGCAATTCATACTTTGACTCTTTTCTTGTTAGTTCTCCACTGCTAATACCATCAATCAACCCACCTGTGTCTATGACATTTGCATTGGTTATGTTCTCTTTGACCTTCTCAATAAAGGCAAGAGCAAACTGAATGATAGCATCTTGAACGAATGTGAGTTCAGCAATTTCTGCATCTCCTTTACGTTCTAACTCTTTGACAATGGCATTAATTGTCCCATCGTTTACAAGTTCATTCTGTATCTGACTAATGCTTTTTGCCATTCTTTATGCTTTGCTCCCTATCAAGTTCTGCCTTTGCTTTAATGTAGGATAAATCATTTAGGAAGTTGATGGTTGATAATTTAAAGGATTGCTCAAGTGTAATCTTTTCATGCTCTGCAACCAACTTGCATTGGTAAATCCATCCATACTGTCGCATAAAACCTGAATTATCATCTCGGTGTGCCTCTCTGTCATCTTCATCTTCTTCGTGTCCTTTTTCAAATAATCCTGAGAAACTTTTATCCAAGTTCTGAATACAAGATAAAAAAAAACCACGCTACCCATTACATCGGCAATAGATGCAGTTAGTAAATCATCTGCATACACATCATGCTTACTTGCATCGTATTCCTCATCCTTCCACCCAAATATGGTAAATCTTTGAGGTATGACCATTGAGGCAGCAATCTTATGTATGTTACCTGCAAAGTCTCCTGAGAAGTATTTAGTCTCAATATACCTTGCTGCTTCCATGTCCTTAATATTGTAATTGCAACGATACCTCTTGCCCTTTACCTTTATGTAGTCAACCTTGTTAACTGGTACATCAGTTTTCAAAAACTCAATCTTTTTGGCAAGTTTGATGGTCTTGTTTAAAGGTAGGTTCATCACCTCGGTTTCTGTCTTGCCTGTGATTATGGAGATTACCTTTATTGATACAGTCTCTATGTCCTCATTGTCAGACTGACTAAATAAGTTCATTAATTGCTGCCATTGGAAGACTGTTACGTTGGACCAATTCATGTTAGTATATAGTTTAAATGTGGTTTAGTGTATAAGGTAATCTTAATCTACTCCCGAACAAGGTTATGAGGGAAGTTGGTCAGAACAGAAGTTGCCCCCTACCCCCAATAGGAAACAACTACTGACCATCTACTCCGTCACATAGGTAATCGGGTTAGTCGGCTGAAAAGGGAAAAAGTTACATCCTTCTTTTCATTTAACAGATTTAAACTCCTTGAATTCAGAACTTTGAGAGGTAGGCGACTACTTGCAAAAAAATTTGCTGTCTTTCCAGCTGTCACCAACTTTTTCTTTCAATGTTTCGGGGTTGGCACCTTCAGTAGTCAGGACAGGATTCGAACCTGTATGAAGAGTATGTGTGTCTCTTCTCCTATGGGTTTACCTCAAGGGTTTCCACCTGCCATCGCACGTTGTAGCATCTACCAATTCCGCCACCTGACTTAAATCATTCCAAAGTTAGGGTAAAAAAAGAACCCACACTGGTAGAGCAGTATGGGTCTAATCGTAGTGGGTTCACTAAAATCAAACCCGAAACATACTCTACTATCTTTCGGATTGACAAAGCAAAAATACTAAATATTTTAGAATACTAACTTTTTTAGCAGATTATTTTAAAAAAAAGGGAGGCGAACCTCCCTATCACTTATTTGTAACTTACTAAATCTCCCCAACCTGCATTATGAATGTTGGTTATTGCTTCTCTTAAAATATTTGTAGTAAGCAAATTTGCACCATATCCTGAACCTGCTCTTGTTGCATAATAATAACCATCAGATTTTTTAATTTTTTTGATGCATCCGTGTCTGAATTGGATATGCTTAAAACCTTGTAAAATTAGATTAATTGACTTTGAGTGCTTGTCTTCAATTGCTGCATTAGTGTAAGCATTCCTAATACCTTCTGAAGATGCCATCAATTCTGCGTGAGTCATTTCAAGTAAGTTGTTCATTTTGTTTGGTTTAATTGTGATTTGTTACACAAAGATAATACATTATTCCAAACTGCAAAACTTTTTCTCAATTATTTTAAAAAATATTTCAGTTTTAGGGAACCCTACAAAAACCCTACAAGAAACTATACCTCCCACTTCCCACATTCTTCTGAAGGTGTTGCCAAGCAAGGGAAAGACTAACCACGCAGTCATCATGGAATCCCTGAGGTGCTGAGTACTTTACCCCAAATGATGTGTATTGGTATTCAAAGATTTCAAGTTCATCCACAATAGGACCTGGGGGGAAAGTGATTTTCCTTTGATGTATAGCGGAGGCAAGTCCCTCCATTAGCATCTGTTTACTTGTACTGCTAAACTTATACCCTTGAACATCAAGACCCTCCCGTTGCATATCCTCAAAGATTGGGTCACCTACCCCTGTGCTATCCATCAGGATAGGTGCTTTAGGTAAATTGATGATATATTCCTTAGTCTGCCTCCAATCCCTTTGGAAGCGTTCATAATGGCACACAGACCCATTCTTGTCTAATCCTATGACTACGGTCCAGTCAACCGCTTTGGCAAGGTCAATACCATAACAGGCAACAGGATTGGTAGACATCGGGAAGATGCATTGCCTAATGTAAGCAGACCCAAAAGGATTGGCAGCATTCTCGGCAGGGTTTGCCATGTACTCTTGCTCAAAGACCACCTCAGGCAGTTGCATCCTTGCACTATCAACCTCACTCTTATCTATGTACGGATTGTCATAGGTGCTAAACTTAAAACTCTGCCAATCTTCCTCACCTCCGTTCCCTTTCATAAACAAAGAATAAAAGTAGTTTTTCCCCTTTGGAGTAGACAAAAACAATGCCTTGCCCTTGTAATCCGTTAGGGTAGGTCTGATTGAGTTTAACCACCCATCTTCAAGGTTAGGAATGAACGATGCCTCATCAATTATGCAAAGGTGAAACTTAAGACCTCGGAGATTATCCAACCTCTCACCCGTGAAGAATCGGATTGTCCCACCAGTTATGAAGGTGATTACCAAGTCTGCCTCATTCTTTTTGTATATTTCATTGGGTAGAATCTCTAACAACTCTTGAAAGAATATCTTTCCAAGTTGATAGGTTGGTGTGATGTATGCTACCTTCTTACCCTCTATTCCGCTTTCTAAGGCAATTGTCTGACTGATTAAGGACTTGCCAAACCTTCGCCCTGCCATCATCACAATAAACCTTTTATTGCAATCTATGACCTTCCTCTGAGCATCGTGTGGATTGTGAAGTTTTACATTTACTTGCATATTCAACTGTCAAGGAATCCTTTACTATCTATCCCTCGTGATTTTTATTTCACTTACCTCATGTTTGTTCTCGGTCTTCTCTACCAGGTTGTTCAATCTTTGCGTGATGCTTGGGTTAAATATCCCTGCCATGCCTCCCTTAATTTGGTCATCTCTAATTATTCGCCTTATATTAGAGCAGATAGATACAAATTCTTCGTATCTGCCTTCCCGATTGGCAAAATATTGGTCTAATCCTATGACATATCCTTGTCTAAATCCGTAAATCTCAAACCCCTCCATAGTCAAAGGAACTTCTTTTTCCCTTACAACAGGTTTCGCCATTCCTCCGACCCAATCCTTAACCTTGATTGGATTTGCTTTGGTATATTCGCAATACTCTTGAAAGAGTTCATACATCACTTCAGGTGATTCTATTGCCTTAGGTCTGCCATCTGTCTTCCTATTTTTATAATATTGGTTTCCTTTTGCTGCTGCCATCTTATTTCAGTTTTGTAAGTACCCTATTATGTACCAAGTTTAACTCATGCTTCCAATGTTCTGTCTGTCCTTCTCTTGGGAGGAATTGGTCCACTGCGTTTGATACCGATTGGATACCTGCGAAATAACCCCAAGGCATTGGGATAGCATTGTTGCAGTCATCAATTACCAGTGTACCTCCTACCTTTAGGATTGGCAGATAGTTCTTGAGGTCTGCCATTACCACCTCATAAGTATGTCCTCCATCAATGTATAGGACATCAGGAGGATTCTGAGATGCAAGTTTGACCGCTACGGGATTGGTTGAATCTAAGGTGATTAGTTCGTAATCATCGGGAATGTAAAAGGTATCATGCAGTTTCTTGATGTCTGCTTCATAGTCAGACTCCCAATGTCCATCGGATGTATCAAGCGGAGTGATTCCGATTCGCCTAATCTTCTTGCCGTGTCGGTCTGCAAGTAGTTTAACAAGTCCAAGTATCTGTCCTCTGAAGACCCCTATCTCCATAAAGGTAAACTCTTCAGGCATTCTCTTGATTATATCGTTCCACATCCAAAGAAAGCATCTTTCACCGAATCCGAAAGCGTTTGCTTCTATCCAGTCCCGATATGCTTTTAGTTCTGTGTCTGCGTTTACCTTGTCGGTATATTCTTTAACTATCCATTCCATCATATTGCTTCTATTTCTTTTTTTACTTCTTGCCAAAATTCAACTCCTCTGTCTGCACCCATGTGACCAAGAATCTCATCAACTGCTATCAATGCACAATCTTTTGCCACATATTTACTTATAACCTTTGACATTAACTTTGATACCAATTCAGATGCTTTCTCTTTTGGGGTCATAGTGCATAAAATTTAGTCATGTCGGTTTTACCATTCCCGTGAATGAACATCGGGAAGGTATGTGTCTTATTGTTATATAACCTATTGTAAGTTAAACTAAAGTCACCTTCCACCTCAAATGCAACGGATTGGAAGATATTGCAGTAATCAAGACCTATCTTGTCAGGCATAGCAAGGAAGCGTTCTGTGTACCATCTTTGGTCATCATCCTCAAACCTCGGAGGATTGCTATGATAGATATCAAGGAAATCTTTTTTATTTCCGTAAATCTGCCCACTATTTAAGAACTTCCATTCATGGTCTACCACAGGGAACTTACCCATATTATGTACATCAGGATAGCATCCTTTCTCTGAACTTATAATCAGACCGCTTTGCCCTCTGTGCTTATAGTTAAACTCATCAGGATTAGAGATGCAATAATTATCATAAGCATCAAGGTAGATAAAGTCATCCGTATCTGTTGCACATAGATACTCATAAAGTCCTATAATCTTAGTGCCGAACCCTTTCCACTCTCTGACTATTGGATGATAGGACCACCCGTGTTGCTTGAGGGATTCTTCCAACTTTAACCAACCTGCGTGGTTAGGATTGTCAAGTGATACGATTACTTTCATTGGAATGGGTTATAATATATTGGTCTTGTTCCGTGATAGTATTCATGGGTCATCTTAATAACTTGCTGAGTAACCTCTGCACTATGTTTCTCCTTCCACGTTTGGTATTCCGTTTCCCCTTTGTCTATGTGTTCTATCTCAATATGAGGCAAGAACACATTCCACATCCCTGCTACTGTTGACCTATGAGATGCAAGAACATCATCATACCCGTACAGATTAGGTTGGCAAAGATACCCTATTTTATCAAGCAAAGCGGAGGAATACATTTGACAAGTACCTATAATGTGGTGACATTTCTCAACTATTATCCATCTTTGCCCTGCGAAGTGTGGTAGCATAATTAACTCACTTTTCCAATCGGGAAGTGCGTGATTCGGTTCTTCCCAACAATCTTTACGCTTGAGTCCTACTATTCCTATCCTTGCCTCACGTTCTATTGCTTCCACCATTTCTTTCACCCAATCAACATTGTCTATAATTACATCATTATCCATCTTGATGCAGTGCTGACCTGTTTTGCGATGCTTCCAAGCAAGGTTAACCGCTTCAGCAGTTCCAATGTTTTGCTCGTTGGTGATAAGGTTTATGTATCCATCCTCTGCCCAAGATTCAAGGACCTCTTTAGTTGCATCGCAAGAATTGTTATCTACTACCCAAAATTCATGGTCTGTAAATATATCCTGATTGTATAATGAGTTCAGTACTCTCTCAGTAAGTTCTGACCTTTTATTCTCTTCAGTGTCATGCACTGCCATTGCGATTAGTACCTTATCCATTGCGTTTGGTTTTTGTGTTCTTTTCCTTTGGTTTCTTGTCTGCATACTTACCTCCTGCAAGGATTGCGGTCCATACCTCAGTCGCTTTCTCTTTGGTTGAATAGATGCATTGACCTGACCCGATGCGATACTTTCCGTTACTACATTTAATTACTGGCATATTTAGTAAATTAGTTTATCAATGTCTATGTTTGATTCATCCAATATCTCCCAAAATTGTTTGTAAACCAAACTGATTGAATCTTCTATATCAAGATTTTGATTCATTGCATTCTGTGTCAACTTCTCTTTTGTATTGTTCATAAATTCCCAAACTGCACTACATAAATCTCCTGCCTGAACACATCTTAAATGCTCTATCTTATCATCATAATCATCAAGGTCAAAGGATAATTGTGCCTTCATTTGAATTGTGTTTTATTTATATGATTCAAAAACTTGTCTTCTTAACTTATTTACCTTGACTAAATCAAAATTCTCCCTGCACCACTGCCCATTAGCAAGACCCATCTCTTGTCTATATATAGCATCTTTGACAACTTTTTTAATATTTGTGAACCAATCCGCTTGATTGTTCACTCGGATGATATGTTTACACTCTGAATAAGGTTTCACATTTGAACAGATGACAGGTGCATTCTTAGTTGCTGCCTCCAAGACCTTGAGATTAGATTTCATTGAGTTGAACTTGGAATCTACCAAAGGAACAAGACAAGCATCTGCCTCATTATAAAAGTTCATGTATTGGTCCACTGGTAACGCACCCCGTATGTAACCATCAACTTTAAACCCACACATATAATCATTAATCATCCTTCCCCAAGGTTCTGCTACTTGCTTATCCTCTGAGTAACCGCAAAGGATAAAAGTTGAGTTATTCTTTACCATTGAATCTCCTGCAACTCTTTTCATTGGATTCTTGAGTATTGCGATATCTTTCTCATGTGTTACTGAACCTGCATAAACAAAGCGGACCTTCTCTGATTCTGTCTTTACATCCGTGAACTGGTCCTCGCCATAAGGCAATGCGTTTGGTATTACTATCCAATTTTTGTTTAGTTCATCAACGTGGACCGCTAAATCATTATTGGAGCAAGTTACCAAGTCTGCTACCTTGATATGGTCAATGACCTTTTTGGTAGGATATTTGCCGTAAAGGATATGCCAAGGGTCTAAGTTCCAATAATCATCCACATCCACTACCAACTTGAATCCGTACTTATCTCGTAATCTTACAACCTCTTCTACCTCCATCCCTGCGATATACCGATTGATAAAAAGTATGTCATATCCTTTTTCAAGTTCTTCCTCGGTAAGCACATCTGTCATCATTGCGTATTCTTTTGGCAGATAGATTACGGGATTGAACAACCTATGAAAAGATACCCCTGAGTTTCTTTGACCGACTGTTATGATTCTCATTGCTTATTTTTAAATGGTCTACCTTTCTTCTTTGGTTCTTGTACAGGTTCTTGCACAACTTCTGCATCAAGTACCTTCTTTGCTTGGTATTCATCCCAAAAGATAATCAGTCGCTTCATCATGCTACTTACACACGAACTGCACCAACTTGTCAGAATAAAACCAGGGTCAAGATATCTTCTATAAATCTGCTCATATCCTACCAAGATATGCAAGGGTAGGTTCTTCATAAACCCAATCTTTACACATTCAAAGTTGTAGATATTTTCTTCTATAAATTGTTCATCCTCTTTTGTCATAGTGTTTATTTTTTAAAAAATATATTCATCATTAGGTTACTGAACAAAGGAGCAATCACCCCTGAAACAGAGGCAACCAAAACACAATTAAGTACCCATACTGGAACTATGTAAAGTATGATAGCAACATAAAATGACAGACATAGATTACAGTTAATCGGTTTGAAGTTTAATTTTAACTTCTCAGGTAACCGTGTCATATCTATAAAATAAAATACCAAAAAAACAGAGGCAATTACAGTCTTAATCAATAACATAATTTTTAATTTTATATTTAAGTAAAGTGCGACTTTTTTTAATGGTCTTCATAAGGGACCGATAAGGAATACCAGTGTCCCGTGAAAGGGACATTATATTCTGTCCATTCTCTGAGTATAGTCTAAGTATCTCAAGTTCATACCAATGTAGAATCTTTAAAGAATTGTTCAGTTTAACAGTTATCTCATCGGTTTGGATGGTATCACTCACATCAGGTGCATCGTGCTTCTCGGTCCATTCTGTGAACACCTTGCGGAACTTGTTAAAGAAGGTTGACCTATCAGACTTAATCATTGTCAGCATAGTTCGGACCAAGTAGAACTTTAAGAACCCACCTTTATGGTATGTCATAAACTTCTCTTCATCCATCTCACACAATACCATAAACATCTCCTGCCTCAAGTCATCTTGCAACTCAAATGGTTGCATCTTCTTGATGGCATTGTCTATATCCTTGTCTGTGTATAGACCTGCTATGATATCGTTCTTTGTCAGACCCATTCATTCAGTTCAGGGATGCCTTTATTGTCAGTTGCAAGGTAACACAAAGCACCTGCATTCTTTGCCCTATTGAGAAAAACTATCTGAAAGTCGCTTAATTTATCCTTAATAGTTTTAACCTCACAATAGACCGCCTTGCCTGTATTCTTGCAGAATCCTGTTATATCTGACACACCTCTTTCACCAATAAACTTACGACCAGGTACAGAAAGATTGTTACACCTCCACACATAATAACCCATGCTTTCCAATTTCATTAATGCAAACTTTGTAATTTGTCCCGCTGAGATATCCATCATTTATCTTTTAAAATTTTATCAAAGTAGCAAGATACCGCCATTCTCATACACTGATGCTCCATGTAGTCATCATCTTTTAACTTGTTCTTGATGTCTATCTTGTCTTGTCTGCTACCTTGAAACATTCTGTCATTCATTGCCTTGATTACCTTGTCATAGGTGTCTTCAACCTCTACAATGATTTTACCTCTTTTGTGCAGGATATGGAAGACATCAATACCGAACACTATGTTATCCCATTGCTTAAACTTAGAGTAGCAATCAAAAGCAGTTTCTATCTTTTCATCATCAGATATGTACCTTGGTTGCCATTTAGATTCCTGCACTGGTTTAATCTCATTTAACTTCTGCATACCATACCTTGCGAATGACCTGAGTAATCTATGCAGATACAATACTGAAAAGTTCTGATAGGTTTCTGCTTCCATATCTAACTTCCCTTTACTTGCTAAATCAAAAGCAAGGGATAACTCACCGAACTTGATATTAGGGTATTCCTCAACGATTGACTTATACATAACAGATAGTTCCTCTTTGTTGGGTATCTTATCTCCCTTAATGCCAAGTTTATGCATTCCCCTTATAAGTTCATCAACCACAAGAGCAATGCTTACAGTGTTTAACTTTTCCGATGACCTTGCAAGTTTAAATCGTTCCAAGTCCAGTTGCTCTGAGTCTGTCAATCTCGGAGAAGTAGTCATGGATTTCGTTTCGTTTCTCATTATAGATGTCAAAGTTTGACTTAGTGCTTGTTCCATTTTTGGTATAATTTTTAGAGTTTTTAATCCAGTTTCTTGATGCTGCTTTCCAATCTTTCATAGGGTTCTTTCCTACCTTCCAACCATTGCTCTCATAGTAGTTAAAAAATCCCTCTGCTTCATTTAGGTTTCCAAGTTCTTCAAAATAGTTCTGTACTTCAAATAACTCAGGTTTTAAAAATCCTTTACCTTTTTGTATTTTATTTTTATTTATAACTTCATTTACATTTTCATTTTCATTTTCCATATGTTTATCATATGATTCACATATGTTAGTCATGTGTTTAGATTCTATACCTTTTATCTTGTTATTCCTTCTTGATTCTGAGTATCTCTTACGCTTTTCTGCTTCTTCATGCATTCTCTTATTTAAGAATCCTGCATCAGTTTTCTCAAACTTGCACCATATATCTTCATCATATGTTCCACATATGTGCAACATATCTTTCTCAGTTAATGAACCATATTGATGCTGCATACAAAGAAGAGTAATGTATTTACCTACTTGCTCATAGGTCATTCTGCGTACTCCAGTCAAAAAATCAGAAGTATAAAAAAGCACTGCAGGGTCTTTTGCCATAAATAAAAAAAGGGGATTCAGGTGTAGTGTGTTTACCCGATTCCCCATTTATGTCTGTACTTACAAACAAGCATCTGCACACTACCTCAAATGCTTGTCTACTTTGCAAAGATACAAAATCATTCATTTGTAACCTCTTTTTTCTTCACTCGGACCGCATAGGTTTTGCCATCAATCCTGCTGATTACCTTGCGACCAACCTGCCTTAAGTCGCTAATCTTATTAGGAGGATATCCCATAAAGTTACAAACGCACTTGCCTGACCGATAGGTGACCGCCTTTGCTCTGCGTTCATCTATGTCCTCAATGCTAAGGTCATAGACAAGATACTCAACTGCGTTCTCAAGATGATAGGTTAAATCTCTCATTTGAATTTAATTTTAAGCATTAGGGCAATTGATGCTAAGATATGGACAATGATTGCAACTGGTATGGATACAAAGATGAAATAGACCCACTCAAAGATTCTTTTCATGTTATTTGATTAATTTGGTTAAAGGAATTAAAACCATTTCTGACCTATTGTTATCTCCACCATTTTTAATTCTACCTTCTTTGTAACATTCCCGTGCAATTGCTTTCAACTCATTTATCTCAATAAAAAATATCCGTAAATGATTATACAAAACAAATGCCCAATAGTCTGCCTCAGTTGTACTGATTCCTGATGGATAACCTTTGTATCTAAATTCTACTGCAATGTTTCCTGTGAGGTGTGCAATCCTATCTGTTTTAACTTCTATTTTCTGACCTCCATTTAGAAGTGATAGTGCAATACTTTCCCCATCGTTACCAAAGCGTAAATCTATATCAAAGTTTTTTTGTAGGTGTCCAACTAACATAGGAAAGAATTAGGAGAGGTCAATTTAACCTCTCCTTTGGTTTCTCAAAATGGGGCATCTTCAAAGTCCATAGACTGAGATGGTTTACTTCCACCTGCTGACATAAATTTGGCATTCCCGATAATTGTACCTTTCTGTCCTTTTTCTCTTTCTTCCTTTGTAATGGACTCAACGATAAACCCATTGTTGCCGTACTGGTCCACCTCTTCCTTGAGGAATAAAGTCGCGGACAAATATTGCCCTTTTTTACCCTTGTAGAGTCTCTTAGAATCAATTTTACTAACGTCAATGTTCAGACTAATTAACTTTTGCATATTTCTATTTTTGTAGTTGAATTTTGAAGGTTGAAGTTACTGACTTAATTGGCAGGTCACCCTTGTGGTAGGTCTTTTCTTTGTCCTCTATTTCCTTTTGCTTTTCCTTTAACAAGGTAATCTGCTCTTCAAGTTCGGACCAACCAGGTAGGTCTGAGAAGTCATATTTAACGGAATCCATCTGAGAAACTGATGCACCAAGTACCTCTGCTTTTCCTTTAGGATGCTTCATTAGTTCTGAAAGAACATTGGCAGTAATTCGGGTCTTTACCGACTTAACCAATTGTTCCAAACCATTGAACTTAATTGCCAGTTCTAATGGGTCAAGCAGTCCATCATTAACCTGCTCTTGGATAGCATCTGCCATTAACTCAATGCCAAATTTGGTAGGGGCAATATCCCCCACCTTTATTTCATTAACCTTTAAGGAGTTCATTCTTTCTTGCTTTTAGTTGGTCCTTGATAAAAGAATTAGTTTCTATTTTGTGTTTATTGGCATCATATACCGCCTTGAGTTCAACAATGTTACTTGCCTTCTTGATTGCGATTGCAAGTCTGCCAATGCTTAACTCTGCATCTTCCTCAATTACCTCAACCGCTTCAACCTCCATTTGTGGCAATGCTTCAACCATTGTTTGAAGTGCCACTGTGGTTGCATTAGGGATGCTTTCTGCCTCTGATTCATCAAGAACACCTAATCCCAAGAGGTCAAGTGTTGCCCTTCTCTTTGCCTTGGTTTCCGCTTTCATAATGGCATTGGCATACATCTCACCTTTAAGTCCTGCAATGTTTACTGCTCCGATTGATTCAGTACATCTGCCATCAGGTAGAGATGCTTTGCTTGTTACAATATAAACACCTGCTTCAGCGTTTGTATCCCTTGAGGTAATCAAGTGTGATACCTTGTGCAACTTGTTCAATTGCTGAGTTCCTGACCTTGTGCAGTAGAGTACCTCTTTGCCATTAAGTCTGAGGATGTCAAAAGGTTTGGTAAATGGGTCAAGTCCCATACGTTCACAATACCCGTTATAATACCTCACTTTGTCTCCTGCCGACAATTTCGATAAGTCCCCCTGCAAGATTAACTGGTTCGCAATAGAGGCTTGTTGGTCTTGATTCTTGTTCTGTTGTGTCATTTTGTTGTGATTTTAGTAAATATGGAAAAGGTTTTTCTATCTTAAAAGGTGTGTTCTCTTTCATTGGTGAGATATGAGAAATGTAAATTTCCCAATCCTTAATGCTTTTCAAACCATAAAAGTAATACCATTGCCTTCTTTGTTTTGCTATACCTTCAAAGGTCCTTTGAGGGAATGCAGTTGCTCGGACTTCGCCTTTAACCTCAAGTGTCATCTCAATTCTATCAGATGGCATAATCAGGATAGGTTTCGTAATCATACTCTGAATCCATCTTGAACGTGTAAGCATCCATACACTTCTGCTCAACTAACTCATAAAAGGCAGAATGAAACTGAGGCATAATGTTTAAGCAGTGGTAACCTGGCATAAGAATTTCTCTTACCTGCACATCTACCATATCCTCAGTGTCATTGATGGTAGCGGTAACCATAATCATAATGTCTGCAAGGGAAATCTTTAACCATTCCGCAGGTATGCGGACATTTGTTGTGACTTGTTTTTTCATTGCGTTTGTGATTTGATTTGTGTTAAAGTTAATTAATTTCTTCTAAAACTTGAAATAATTTTTGCATTGTACAAAGTCTGACCTTACCACTTTTTTCTGCTCGGTTGATTGTTGCCAGTGATATTCCTGAAAGTTCTGCTAACTTTTCCTGTGTAATTTCTTTTGCTCTTCTCAATCTTCTAAGTTCTTGCCTTGTCATTTGTTTTGGTTTTTATTGATTAAAATATTCTGTAAAGGTCCGCATAAGGGTCATTGTGCTTCTTGCTCTTAACTATCTTCTCACAGACCTTGCAACGATTGCTCAACTTGTCTACCCTTGTATTGCTTTTGTGAAAATCAGTTTTGAGTTTTTCTTTCTTGCACCGACCGCATACTTTTGTCGCTTGTTCTGTCATAGTTCTTCAGGTTTTAAAAATGTACAATCTTTGCATCCTCTTCCCTCACATTCGGGACAGGTTTCTTCTTGAACTGGTTCTTCTCCAATGAACTCATTAATCTTTTGGATGTACCTAATCAGACAAGCATCAAAACCATTATGCCATTCAGTGCGTTCTGTCCATCCATAATCAAGTTCTTGCTGAAGGTATTCTTGAAATTCTTTTAATGTTTTTGGTTTCATTGTTCTTCGTTTTGAGGTAAAATTACAGACCTAACATATCCCATCAATCGGAACTGCTCAACAGTTACTTTAAGGTGTTGTACCGCTTCTCCGCTATAAATCATAGCGTCTATAAGTTCACCGAGTAACTTGTGTCTCTCAAAGGTGTTTAAGTCGCCCCATTTAGGCAGTGGCATCTTGGACATTTGCTTTGTGTTTTTATTGTGATTGTGTAAAGTGACTTGCATAATCTGCATTTTACCCATATTGGTTGCAGTATTTTCTTGGCATTCATTACCTACAAAATTGGTCTTGAATCTGCCCTACTACCCAAAGCATTGCGATAATTGTTGCCCAAGTGATGATTCTTTTTGCTTTCATTGTTTTTAGTTTTTAATGTAAAAAAAGGGGAGGGTTAACTCCCCGTGATTATTTATTCTATTCCTGCTGCTATTAATACTTCCTCACTTGGGAAAAAGTTGCTTTCTTCATCTACCCCATTGTAAGAATCATAAATCAATCCCTTTTTAACAAGTGAACCAATTACACCTTTTTGACTTGGTGTGAGTTTTTGCTGATAGCAGATGTTATCATCTTCATCATAGAAAGCAACGATTTCGTTAAGCATTTCATTCTCTAAAGCAGTGAGGTCAAATTGTGAAAAGTTGTTCATGGTTTGTGTTTTTGTTTGTGATTGATATATCAAAGATAATACTTTTTTTCAAACAAACAAATCTTTTTTAATCTTTTTTAAAATATTTATTTGCGATTGCCCATAAAAAGAACCCCCAAAGTAGAAACAATGGGGGAGAATCACATTAAAATAAACACAATGCACAGTCAAATGTCATTGGTAAATAGCATTCCATGCATGGATTTTACAGAAAATTCAAGCATTTCCAAACAAAGTTGTTTAATTTCCTGCATTTTTTCAACCTCATCCCTTGTCATAGGATTAGCAGTTTCAAGCATTGTCAGGACCTCAACGGAACAAGATATGTACTCTGTGTACCTGTACCCAATCTCTTCCTCAACATATTCAACCTCTTCTCCTTCTCCTAAAATGAGGTCATCTTCCATAGTTATAGGACTTTGCCGTTATGTATACGTTTGTTCCTTACTTCGAAGTTTTGCCCATCAATATCAATTAATGCCATACCCCAATTCCATTTATTGATAGGCAAGTATGCAGGATGCAACTCACAAAGGCAACCAAGTGACCATGTTGTAGTTATTTCTCCATTCATATTGCTTTCCGTATGCTCACTGGTCTGATGGTTATGTCCTTGCATAGCAGATACCTTACCCTTCAAAAATAGACCTCTTGCAATGTTTACTGGACTAAAGACTGAACCTCCGAACTCATGACCATGAATAATGTTCAAGTCACCTGCTTTCATTATTCGCTTGTCCTTTATTATCTCTATACCTTCTGCCCTTGACTTAATTATGTTCTCAAGTTCAAACTCCTCTACTCCAACTATCTCGTGTGCCTTCATCCAAAGAAAGTGAAAGTACCTTTCCTCATGGTTGCCAATCTTGAAGTAAATCTTTGCATTGAATGTCTTTTTCAAGATATCCATAAACTCTTTGAAAGTCTTTAGTTCGTGTGCAAATGACCTTGCTTTTGGGTCTTTGGCAAACCTTGACAATCCAAAGAAGTCAAGTGTGTCACCATTCAAAAGAATGGCATCAGGCTTCTCATCTTTTGCATAATCGAATGTGCAAGTTAAAGCATCTATGGAATGATAAGGTATATGGATGTCGGATAATACCAGTAACCTCTTAGCATCAAGATTGTAAGGTTCATAAACTGCTTCATCCGATTGAGGAAGGTTGTAGGGATTCCTTGGTCTTTCTTCAATGTCTTTTCTTATTGCGGTCCTTGACCCACTTTTACCTTCAATGCTTCTCAAAGCAGTCCTTGCCGTATCAAGTGAATTAAAAAGCAAAGGATTATCCTTGTAGATAATCCTTGCAAGTTTCATCGTTGGCATATCCCACCCATACTTCTCACGATATTCAACGCACGTTTGTACTTTTGTCATTTAAAATAAAGATTTGCTTCTGCCTCCCTTCGCCTTGTAAGTCCTGCAAGAACCTTGCCTCCTGCCTTGTTCCACTTTAGGAATTCATCCTTTATTGTTGCATCATTGTGATTAGCAATAACCTTCTTCAACAAGGTTGACTTCTGAAGATTTGCTATTCCACAATTATATGCAAAGGAAACTAATGCACCGAATTGGTTTGGGGTTATATGCGATGGCACTAATTTTGCAACCTTACCTGCAAAGTCACTTGCAATGAGTTCAAAGAGTTGCTCTGCTTTCTCTTGGGTGATAACGTGACCAGGCATTACTGGTTTACCATCCTCATAGAATGTATTGCCGTAACCGATAGTCCACTTCATTGCAGAGCATTGGTATGCTTTCAACTTGCACCCTTCAAATGCTTTAATCAGGTCCGCACCTTCCTTGTTAAGTTTCATATTTTAGATTTAATGTATAATGCTACTGCTATGATTGCAAGTATAAAAAACAACCATAATTGCCTTTGTTTTGCTTTTGCTTTCCATTCTATCACCTGTCCCGTTAAACGTGCTGAATCGGTCTGCAATAACCTCACACGGGCATTATCAACAATGAAGGACTTTATGGTATCATGAATGGTGATAGACTTGGTGATGTCTCTTGTTTTCCACTTAGTGATGTAGGTTGTATCATTGAGGACATAAGTATCAGTAAGTGTATCAATCCTTACCAATGTATCAACCTCAACCAAGGTATCAGACTTTACAATGAATGTAGTGTCTGAAGCACACCATCCACCCTTGACCACCACCTTTGCAACTTCTTCCAACATCTCCTGATTGTTGAGAACTCGCTTAACTGGGTTGCACGATGTTAGGCAAAGAAATAACAAAAGCAATGCAATTGCAATGAGCAACAACCTTGGTGCATTAATCTTTGTTCTCATCCTTCTTGAATATTTTCTCAGCAGATGTCAAACCAAGGCAACCAAACGCAAGAGCAGAAACAGAGTAAACAAGTGCTTCACTTGGTTCAGTTTCGTAGAATGAATTATGGTACATTGTAACGCAGATGATAATCACGCAGATAAAACCACATAACCTTTTCATTGATAGTCTGCCGTTTTCCTCGCAAAAGAATTGCTTCATTGATTTTCTGTTGAATCTATTGTTGATATTGAATCGGTAGAGGTTCTTTTCTTGCCCCAAAAATTAGTCTTTTCCTTAATGATGATGGTATCCCTTATTGTAATTGTCTTGACTATTTTTGCATCCTCTTTGAGTTTAGCATTTTGCAATTTGATGCTTTGCACATTGGTCAACACTTCCTTCTCTGCTTTCTCTATTTGCTTGTCAACTTTTGGAAGGAACTTTACAACTGTGTCAATGTGTTCCTTTGATTGCATTAGGATTGTGTCAACCCCATCAAAAAGGATTTTATCCTCTTTGATAGGGGTTGCACATGATGAAAGAAATAGTATCGCAATTAATCGTTTCATTTGATTTTACCGAGTTCTTGAAGGACTAAGATTTTAGATGTTGTAGCCGAGAGCAATGAATCAGACCTCTTGAGTTGTATCCCAAGTGCATCTATCTTTGCTTCTAACTTCTCTATCTTTGAACCTTGACTCTCAATTTGCTCGGTGTACATTAACTTCTGGTCTACATATAAGTAACCAATCGCAATCAATGTAATGAACAGAAAACCTTTTACGGGGTCTTTGCTGAACTGCTCAAATGAAATCGGTAATGCACTAATTTTTTTATCCATTTTCGTTTTTCTCTTTTTGGAGTTCTTCTGCAATCTTTTGGTTTACCTCTTGGAGTTGCTTTTGAATGTACTCTAAGTTAGCGAGCAGGTCATAGGCAGCAGCCTTCATTTCTACAAGTGTCATAGTATTT